TCAACGACTACCGGGGCGGGTAAACTTTTCGCGCAGCTCGCGATCAACATCGTCATCAGGCATATGACTAACGGTTTGCTGTACATCGCTTGCCTCTTTCACAACTTCCGCCTTACGTTCTGCCGCGGCGACGGTGGCGGCGGCGTTCTCTTCGGTACGCTGCTGATCGGCTTTGGCTTCCGCCTTACTGGTCCCGCGAGCGTGGCCGATGCCGAACGCGCCAGCGATAGCACCCAGGATGACAACCACCAGCCCCGCGATTGCTTCGATTCCCATGATCACACCACCAGTACCGCTTTTGCTTTCAGGAAGCGGGCGCGCCGGTCATCTATGCCGTTCTGTCCGCCGTTGATAATCTGCGTGACGCGTGCAAGGTCACCGGGATAACGCAAACAGCCGCGTGAGGCATAGAACCAAGCAGCACTGCGCGCCGCATACTCATCCTGGGCCAGCAATTCAGGCTGTTTAACCAGATCAATCTTCAGAGCATTCCCGCAGTCGCGGTAATTGTTCAGGCCGGTGATCTGGATGAGCCCACGCCCTCGGTAAAACCAGCCGTCTGTTGCCCCGTTATTACCCATGCGTTTGCTGTACACCAGGTTGGCGATCGCTCTTTGCCTCTCCAGTGGCAAAGAGGGCTCACCCTGACGGCGGCCGAGCGAATTAGCCTGACCCTGCGTCAGCCGCCCGGCGCGGACAAAACTATTCAACCCGGCCACGCTATAATTGAAGCTCTCAACAAGCTGGGTAAATCCCGTGCTTTCATGCCCTACCTGGGCAATGAACATCGCCTGATCGATAGCTGCTGTTATGCCAAACTCTTTCATCGCGGCTGTAATATGCGGAAACCAGCGCGCAGCTAACCCGGCGCTGATGCCAGCCGCCTTCTGGAATTGTGTTTGATTCATTAGTGCCTCAGTGTATCGACCAGACGCGCCACGTTACCCCGAGCCCACAGCACGGCGGCGCATATCATCACGTTTGCCATTACCACCAGCCAGTGGGACTGTACGTAAAGACCGAAGATAAACTGGAAAGGAATACTCGCGTAAATCAATACTAGTAAGTAAGCAAGAATGGAGATACCAGGACGATGCCTGGCACCGCGACGTTGATAAAACATCAAAGCGCAGACAATAACGGCACATATCACCGCATTGGCCAGCGCTGCCGGGTCATTTATTACCATTCGAACCTCCTCCCCTTAATCGGGAAAGTAATCCGAACAGGCTGCTCAAGTCCTGGCTGTTAATGAAAGTCAGGACCTTGATGGTGACAGCAGATGCCACCACCGCACCGAGCGCATCAAGCGGACGATCTGTATAGCCTGTCCAGGTAGTAAATTTTGAACCTAATAATCCGGCAGCCAGAACACCGACAATAAACGATGTCATGAAGTAAGCTATTTGCCTTCCACGTGTCAGGTTTGCGGTCGTTGCCACATAAAACACCGCGCCGCCAAAAGCCCCAAATACCACACCAAAATCGGTGTGGGTGATAACGCCATATACGACGGAACCAATTAAACCGCCGCCAAAAATCAGGCCGGTACCAGTTAAAGGATCGGACATTAAGCCCCCTCTATTGCTGTGAGTCCTCTCATAAGCGAGGGGAATAAAAAAGCCTGCACGATGGCAGGCCCTGAATTGATTTAGGAATATGCAGCGACGGAACATTGGGATTTGAAAAACCAATAAGCAGGGCTGGTCTACTATCTTTTTTTGGTGTTATGCTTTGCCATCTCGATATAGGTCGACGTTAACCTTGTTTTGCTCATCTTTCGGTTTAGATGCGATATTAAAATTAGACATGCTTATGGCTCACATTTCCAGATAGTATTTTGCACCCCACTACCTTTCGGTAAGTTCGGGTTCATATTAGCGCTATGGAGATAAACTGCTTTCGATTTGCCATATTGCTGGCACGCCTTAACAGCAGTGTTATGCAAACTATCCAGTCCGTACCAAGCATCGGACTGAATACTGACCTTTTCACCATCATTATACTGGACTGCAGCGCACCCCGACAGAGCACCTATAATCACAACACCTATAAACAGTCGAATGCTTTTCATTGCGTTCCCCTACGATTACTGAGGCGGATTATAGGGTATGCAGCAAAACCTTTCGAGTGGAATATGAGAGCCAAAACAGCTCTAGAGCAAACAGTCATTGGGTTGAGGGATCTACCGCGCACCCTTCGAATCTCATCTGAGTATCAGCGCCACAACAATGACGACTAATAGCACCAGATCTAGCAGCAGCCCCGCCAGTCGCCAGGCAACAAATAACGCGATAGTGAACAACACCCAGAAACACAGCCTGCGCAGCATGATTATTTACCATTGGTACCGAGCACTCGGCTCAGGTTTTTCAGCAGGACAGTCGAGGCCGTTTCCAGCATGTCATCGCCCGCCTCGGTATTGGCGACCACCAGCGTCTTAGTGCAGGGAACCTTCACCTTCGAATCGCTCAGCCAACCGGATTCGGTCACCGCCTTTTTCAGTTCGTACACCGGCTTCCCGTTAGGCAACTTATCGTCTACGTGCCAGCCGTTCATGTCGATCATCGTCAGGCCGCTACCTTCCTGATTAACCGCCTCCAGAAACTTATTCGACCTGTCTGGCGCAGAGACCCAGAGGAAGGCGTCATACTCGCCAGTGGTGACTTTCGCCAGCGAGCGCACACCGCCTTTGGCGTAGGTCTCAACTTTGGCATAATCCTTTTCCAGTCCCTGCAGATATTGCCAGGATGCATACGATCCGCTGGTTGGCTCACCAACTGCGATTTTCACACCCGCCTTTAAATCCCCTTCGTCGCTGATCTTGCCGCCCTTCTTCACCGCGACAAAAACGCATTCATCAGCCAGTTCGCCGATAATGTCCACCTTCTGCGCTTCGTTGCTGTGCCGACTGCGCCAGAACTGGAAAGCATCAGCTTGGGTGAAACCGATCTGCGCGGTACCGCTGGCCACCTTGTCGAGATTGTCCAGCGAGCCTTTGCTGGGGATCACTGTGGAGCTATAGCCATACTCACTCAGGGCGCTGGCGAGGTTCACGCCGTACACCGCATTGTAGGTAAGCCCTTGCTGGCCGGTAGTAATGACAACTCCAGCAGCCGAAGCGGCGTTACTCAGGCATAGCGAAGCGACCACGATTGCGGCCATGATTAACTTTTTCATGTGACTTTCCTTTTGAGGTGAGCCTTCGCCCGGAGTGGCCGCCCTGCAGAACAGTCACACGACCATTCCAAAGGCTCACCCCGAAAAGCTCTGCAGGTTTATGCGCCGGGCGGGGCGCAGATATAAAAAAGGCCCGCAAATGCGAGCCTATGGTTGTGTGGTGGTGAGCGCCCAACTCTCACTTAAAGCCAATCGACAAATTTTTATCGCTGCTTTATGGGCCGGGATTAACCGATATGTTCTTTCACCACAATCGTGCTTTGTTCCGCTTACTGGTACGGAGCGCTCAACATTAGTTTGCGCAGATCCAAATTGTGGCCCTGCTTTAAAGTCACTTTGCGCGCAGCTGGGACATGTAAGTTACGCATTGTGATCGGGATTCGCTTCAGACGCTGGCCCCTCTGCCGTTCTGGTGCTGGTTGACGGAATCGAACCGCCGACATCCTGCTTACAAGGCAGGCGCTCTACCTTCTGAGCTAAACCAGCAATCTGGTTCAGGGCTCTGCGCAGAGGGCTTTAACGTATCGTGCAGCACGTCTCTACCCAAGAGCCCTGACCAGAGTGCAGAAATGACAAAGCCCAAGGGGGTTAGCCTTGGGCCTTTAATTTATTTCATGCTGCTCAGTTCGCTTTAACGTCCAGAGCCTATCACAATTCAAGCAGTTTCTGGCTCACTTTGCAAGTAAAATCTGTCGCCATTTGTGCCGAATGCGTCACACATTGGTGCGTACAGCATCAATTCTGCCAAACTTAGCCACGTATCAACTCTGCGTCTACAGGTCATAAAGCGCCAGTCGGGATGCTTTTCATAGAGCTCTTCCGCTATGCGGCGTTTGCTCTTCCGTAACCGGTAATGCTCCACCAGCAGGTGGTATAGCTCTTTGTGACCACCCGTAATGAGGACTGCCCCCAGTACCTTATCAATCAGCAGTCCCTCATCGTCTGTGCAGAAAGCCAGGCCGCTTTTGTTTTTCCCCGCGAGTATTTCACGAAAGAACGCCTCCAGTTCTGGCTTCGAGATGCCAGACTTCTTCATCCGGCGTAATGCTTCGTTGATGGCTGTTTTAGTGACTTTCCCGGAAGCCAGTAACTGGTTAAACATATTGCCGCTACTACCGCCGCCGATGTAAGACCAGCGGCCCCACATGCGCAGCTTCCCCTGAATCCAGATGGCCTCCAGCGTTTTCAGCCTGACCATTTCACCAGCTTTTCCAACCTCGGACGGGTTAATCATTATGCGTTCTCCACTATGCCAGCACGCCAATTGCCAGCGAACGATCCAGAAATCGAAACAGCAGCTCCAGCTGTGAGCCGTGCTTCTCCTCAAATGCCACGGTGTCAGCGTGCAACTCGTCGTGATGCGCTCTGCAAAGCGGCAACACAAACAGGTCGTGCGCTTTTGTTCCCATTCCACCTTGTCCGTGGCCAATCAGGTGATGGGGATCATCTGCTTGTTTGTTACAGCAGACACACTGCTGAGACTTAACCCAGCGCGTCCAGCTCTCGTTTACCCAGCGGCGGCGCTTTGGTCGCAGCATGAATGATTCCGGCGTTTCAGGATCTACGCGAAGACCGAGAATCTTTTTCTGCACCACTTCGCTCGCCGCTGGCTCCGGCACAATATCGCTCTCCTTCATCACCGGTTGATGCTTTATTTCCGGCAATCGCAGGGCTTTCCGGGCCAGCGATTCAGGGATGACGTGCGCCAGATTGTTTATCACCAGCCACCAGCACAACTCGGGGATCGTCAGTTGATGGTCTTCGTTGAACCCCAGCTGCGAGCGGATGACCTTTATCAGCCAGGATACCAGGTTCTCACGCGCAATGCCTGCCAGCGTCTCTGTGTACTGATCACGCAGCAGGTTATCGCAGGCCCAGCAAAGGCGGATGCTGCCAGGCTCATGCCGGAACAGCGTAAAATTTTCGCTGTGCCATGAGCCGTGGGGATACTGGCATTCAAAGCGACGCTCCAGCTCGGCCTCCAGCGAGCTAATACCACCCGCGCGCAGAATGACGTCTTTGTTTTCGAATACTGGCTTCAAAACCGGGTCTCCTGCCAGTGGCTGCGTGGCGGGAGGGATAGCGCCAGTTGCGTAGTCGCTGTATTTTTCCGGTGCAGACTCAATCAGTACCCGCCCTCTCCTGAACATCGGCATGAGATCAGCGCCTGGGCGAAGCAGAACAACGCCCATGCGTGGGGCAATCTCAGGGGTTAGTAATGCTCTCATATCATCTCCACGTCAGGCAGCTGCACGAAAACGACGGATAGTGATTTCTACTTTCCCTTTCTTCACGATGTTCCCCCACTCCACCAGCATGCGCTTAACCTGACTGTCGTCTTCCCAGACGCCTGTTAGAGTCAGGGCATCGAACAGCGCTTTGTTGTAGTTATCGATATCCCGACGGCGCTCATCCGGCGGATACAACACAATATGAACCTCGGCCAGATCAGAGGATGGCCGGGGAACGGCCCGCAGTTGCTCAATAATCGCCGCTCTCGCTGCCTGCTGGAACTTGCGCCCTGTCTCGCTTACCAGATGCCTGCCTTTCAGCGGTCCCTTGCTCGGGGCGCGCCAGTAACTATTTACGCTCGGTGGAAATGGTAAAGTCAGTTTCATTTAGCCCCCTTAAGGATCGCGACAACGTCTTTTGCGACTTCCCGCGTACTGCTTTTGCAGGAGATCGAACGGCGCGCTTTGATGAATTGCAGGTTAAAACCATGCTCCCGGTACAGGTCGAGAACCTTCGGTGCAGATGAGTTAGAAATCACTACCCGAGCCCCACGGTGAAAGGCAGATACACATTGCTTCGCCAGGTCTACCTGGTTCTCCCAGCTAAAACCACCAGCGGCGTAGGCGGTGAATCCGGTTGTTCCCGGCATCGGTTCGTAAGGCGGATCGCAGTAAACCACATCCCCTTTCCCGGCCAGGCTGATAGTTCGGCGGTAGTCAGCGGTCATGAATACGCAGTTATGCGCCATAGCCGCGAAGGCTTTCATCTCATCCATCGGGTAATACGGAGCCTTGTAGCCTCCCCAGCCCACATTGAACTTGTTCGCCTGGTTGTAGCGCATCAGGCCATTGAAGCAATGCCGGTTGAGATACAGGAATGCAGCTGCGCGTTCAGTAGCATCCAGCGTCTGAGCGTTGAACTCGGAACGGATCAGCTCATATCCCTCTGGTGACCGCATGTGCTCGAACATCCAGCGGGCCTTCAATTCCACTTCATCCGGCACGACCGCTAACATCTGATACAGATTAATCAGGTCCGGGTTAACGTCCGCCAGCAGGTAATCTGCGTGCTTTTCGCTGTTCAGGAATACCGACCCACCACCAACGAATGGCTCTATCAGGCGTTTCCCTGCCGGGATATGCACGAACAGGTCAGCCAGCTGGGTATACTTTCCACCAGCCCATTTCAGAAATGGTTTACTCATGAGCGGAACCCCGCTGGCACTGTATAAACCACATTGGCGAAACTGGATTTGAAAATATCATCCTGCTTAACCCACTTGCCGCCAGTCCAGGCTGGGCGTCCGGCGGCCTCCCATTTTTTGGCTTTGTCGAAATACTCGACGCAGTTCTCGGGAGCAAACAGCGTTTTGGGCCGCAGATAGTCGCTCATCTTCGGATCCTGAGCCCATTTGGCGTTCAGGTAGTCAACCACCAGCATCAGGTCTTCAGGGCTGTAATCTTCGGCCAGGCGTCCCCGGATATAACCCAGCGTCGTTTTGGTTCGTCCCCCCTTGCCGTAGTTCGAGTTGGTTACCCGATTGAAATGATCCAGAACGAGATCTGCCGGATCGGTCTGGTCTGGTTGCAGCGCAACCGGACAAGAGTCTTTACCTGTAATCTCTGTAGTACTCTCTGTTGTATTCTCTGTAAGATCATCGTGCCAATTTGACCTGATGACAGCGGTTCGTTTTGACCCGGTGGAGCGTTTCACATTGACCTCTTCCATCGTGTCATTTTGACCTGATGGAGCGGCGCATTTTGACTTCTTCGATTTGGTCACTTTGACCTCATCTAAAAGCTCGCTCTCGTAGTTGATCGTGTAGTAGTTCGTCATGTCGCGCTGGGACTTGTTCAGCTGCTCAACTTTAAGCACGCCCAGGCTCTTCAGCCGGGTGAAGGTGCGCTTCAGAGTGGATTCAGACCAGAACGGGAATTGCTCCAGCCATTGCTCTGTTGTGTTGTAGATCCAGCGTACGCCGTCACGCTCCAGCCCTGAGTTAGTCTCCTGCAGCCAGTAGTTAAGCTGCTGCAGCGCAATGGCTTCATTCAGGCCGATGCTATACGCAAGGTCAGGATTGATGACTATCGGCCTTGATGGCATTAACAGGCTCATAAGACCCCTCTATTTCCCTGAATTTTCGTCTGAACTGCTCGAGGGGGCTAAAGCATTCATGCTCGTACCCTTCACGCAGGTATATAACGCGCTGTGTCTGGGGCTCCCAGCGTATGACCCTGACCGGGACACCGTAGTGATCTCTGAACCATCGGTTAAGTTCTCGCATACTTTCTCCGCCTGGCCGTTAAAGTCCCCTACCACCCACTGAGCAAACTGGTAGCAGACAGGTTCGAACCCGCCTGGTACTCTTACCCCATACACGAACTGCACCGGCCCTGCTCCACCAGGAACCGGACGCGCTACAAGTTGCGACCTGCGGTACTGTGTTGATAAGATGTTCATGCGTTAGTAATCTCCACTGATAACGACACGCCACGACGCCAGGAGCTGCAACTCGCTGGCGTCACTTCTTTTTGCGTGAAAATAACGTGATAATTGCGGCAATCTCTTCTTCCCGAGCTGCCAGGTGGCGGCGGTGATGCACCATGATTTCTTCGGCCTCATGCCTTTCAATAACGCCATCCTCAAGTGCCTGTTCGATAATCTGATCAACCTGCCCTCTGGCGGCAGAGGTACGCATTGCCCGGCTAAACAAGTCCACGCGATCAAGCTCCTCCAGGTGTGGAACATCCACCAGCAGAGCACCACGACGGCGGGCGAAGTAGTCTGCCAGTAGTGACGTGTTGGAAATGTCTTCCATCGCTTCCAGCTCCGATACTTCAAAAAATCGACAGCCGTTTTTCTCGTAGAGGTTGTTGTTGAACTGCGTCACGGTCATTCCCAGTGCGCCAGCCATTGCTTCGCGCCCACCAGGATATGCTTTGCACATCGCTTTGACGGCTTCTTTGAGGTTTGGCTCTACCATATTGATTTTCCTTTTGTAGTTACTTTCAAGCAGCTGAATCTGTAGCCTTTTGGTAAAGGCTGGCGTCGTACTTCAGCTTGCCTTTCGTAATTCGTTCGATGACGAATGCTTGTTTTTGAGGGATGACTTCACCCCATCGGCAAACTGCCGGGTGGGAAATACCAAGAACACTTGCGGTTTTTGATACGCCTCCGAAGTGTTCGATAACTTCTGATTTACGCATGGTTCCTCCTGGTTAACTTACGCCTTAAAGGTAACAAAAGGTACATTAAATAGCAAATAACAGTTACAAGGAATCCATGTAACATTGGTTACATGAAAACAGAGATGAAAGACCGAATAAGATCCCGTCGAGTCCAGCTCGACATAACACAGCAGACCCTAGCTAAACGCTTGGGGGTAAGCCGTGTTTCCGTAACAAAATGGGAGAGCGGCACTACTAAACCTGATGGTGAGAATCTCCATCAGCTGGCGGTGGCGCTGCAGACAACTCCAGAATGGATTCTTTACGGTCGAGGTGAGGAAACGCCGGATGATACAAAAGTTATTCCGTTCCTTAAGCCACCCACGGCAGTTCCTATTATCTCCGCTGTTCAAGCTGGGATGTGGACTGATACTTATGCATGCTCAAGGCTTTCTGATGTGATTTCATGGACGCAAACCACTGCAAACGTTTCTAATGAAGCATTCGGACTGGTAGTTCGCGGGGAGTCTATGACTAACCCTCATGGTCTGCCATCCATCCCAGAAGGATCGATCGTTATTGTTGAACCGCACTATGGTCAATTGGATGACCTTTACGGAAAAATTGTAGTGGCAATACTCGACGGCTCTGCTGAAGCTACCGTTAAAAAGCTGGTATGGGATAGCCCTTTCGCATACTTGATGCCACTTAACCCTGCCTTTAAACCCATCCCGATAGATGGTAATTGCCGGATTGTTGGTAAAGTGGTTCAGATTACCCAAAACATTTAAGTTACTCATTTCTAAAGCCAGATCTCCTTCTGGCTTTTTTTTCAATCCACAGGTAACAAAAAGTACATAGCTCTCTTGACCATATTGGTAACTAAAGGTACATTTAAATCACATCACGAGTACCGGTAGTTACATACTCTGATGTGGTAGTGAGCATTACGGCATATGGCACATGTGCCGCAGCGGCCTGAGAGTCCCTTTATCCATGACTCTCAGAACAACCGGAATGTGCAAGCTAAGTGTTTCAGGCACGACGTGCGCCCCACCAGCGCGGCGAAAAGGTGTGACGCCCGGGAAGAGTCCGGGACACAACAGATGAGAGCATTGGCGGTGAACGGGCAAACACACAAGCCGTAAGCCGATCCGAACGCAATAGCTAATCGTATCAGTGCTCTTTTCGTTGTGTGGAGAACTAACGTACCGCCATTGCAGTGGCGGTCCCCCATCAGCAAGAAATTTTAACCAGCTATTCACCCACTCTCATGGGTTGGGTTGCTGCACCCTAAATTTACGCGTTGCAGCGCGTCAGATGGAGAACAAAAGATGGCTAAGACAGCAAATCAACTTATTAAACAGGCGTACGAAATAGCCAAAACTATGCCACCAGCACAGGCAGCAATCATCAAGGAACTGGCTACCGTCCTCGATGTTTCGAATGTAGCTCTGCGCCAGACGCGCACCGAACGTGACGCCCTTCTCGCAGAGGTCAAATCATGGGCGAAAGAATGTGATCGTCTGACCGAGCGACACACCAAGAATCGCACAAATATGCATGTTCTAGAGGCTATGCGCGACTTGAAAGCAATTTGCCCCACCAGCTTCCGTAACGTGGAGGCTCTCTGATGGCTAAAGACTCAAAGGTTGTATACGGCGCCAGCGGCAAAACGAACGTTTTAACGTTCGAACCTGAAAGCCTGTATCTGGTTACCGACAAAACTCACCCGCTTTACGATGAACGGGTCCACCTTCCTATCGACGAAGGAATGGTTCTGAACATCAAAGAGCTGGGTGTGCTGGAACCTATCATCGTCTGGAAAGACCCTGAAACGGGGCTCACCTGCGTCGTTGTAGGCCGTCAGCGCGTAAAACATACCCTGGAGGCAAATAAGCTTCTTTTGAATGAGGGCAAAGACCCACTGCTTGTTCCTGGGGTCGTTAAGCGCGGATCAGCAAATCAGATGGCTAAATACATGGTAAGCGAAAACGAAATTCGCCGACCTGATACGCCGCTTGGCCGGGCTAAAAAAATGTCAGATGCGCTCGACCGCGGGCTCGATGAGGACGACATTGCGGTGTTGTTTGGCTGCAGCGTTCAGACCGTTCGAGCAACGCTCTCCCTTCTCGATGCCACCCAGGCCGTCCGGGAAGCGGTAGAGGCTGGCACAATTACCGTTACCCAGGCGCGTCAGTTGGCATCGCTTAAACCCGAAGAGCAACGGGAGAAGGTCAAGCAGATCGAGACAGCTACCGCCGGCACCACGGGCCATGAAAAAGCCCGGCGACAGCGCCAGGTTCTTGGTGAAGCAAAGCCGCGTATCAAATCACGCAAGGAAATTACAAAAGCACTCGAAGATGCCAGTGGCGAATATGCCGAGGCTCTGCGCTGGGTGCTGGGGGAGGCGGTATGAATATTGATCCTGAGAATTACAGCAAATACACCCTCCGTCGGTTCGCCGCCATTTTGGATGTGATCTGCTGGGTGCTGATTGCCGTAGTAACCGTTGGTATCTGCATGTTTATTGAATGGTGGACAGCATGAACATAAAAGAGATCGGGAACGTGTTTCACTGTGATTGCGGATTTTCCTGGCATCGCGGTAAAAACGGTAACCATAACTGCGCTGATGGTTTGCGTGAAAAGGTACGGCAGCTGGCGTCGGAGAATGTGACGCTGAAGAACGCCATTACAGACCATAGTCATTCGGTTCACTTCTGCGAGGTTTGCGGAAAGGATGATCCGTGCAGCACTGACGATGTTTGTTATGCGCTGAAAGATATCCCCGCTACCGATGCCTACCTGGCCGGGATTAAGGCTAATGGCCGCGTTGAAGGTGCGCACTTTGTGGCTAACCGAATGCTGGCCGCCTGGGATGCAGGTTTTATTGAAGACACAGCCAAAAACGCCGCCGATATCGCCCGCATGATTCTCATCTCAACCGAGTTTATGGCAGATGCACCTGAGGGGGATTTCGACCGTTCTTTTTCTGATGGCATCTTGGAAGATATCGCCCAGCAGCTGCGCGAGGGGGCCGACAAATGATTACCGGGACTGCGAACTATGACGATGTTCCTGATGTTCTCTGCGCCTTGTGCGGCGGTTATTTCAAAGCCGACGATCCGGAAAGTCACGAATGTGAGGATGCAGCATGACCAACATCACCGTACTGGCGCAGAGCCTGAAACGTCGAGCAACATCCGCAAATGAGTTTGGCGAAAGCCTGTACGTAAAAGGCGCTGACGTCATCGCGCTGGTAGAGGCGCTGGAGTATTACAAGTCACGTGAAGAGCGCGTGACAAGTCTGGTGCGCGACAACTCAAAAAGTTGGGATGAGCTGTATCGACAGGTTGAGGCCAAAGGAAAACGAAACGTTGAGCTGGTAGAGGCGCTGGCATCAGAGAAAAGGATTTGCGCAACGTGGAGAAAAACAGCTGAGGCTAACAGCGAAAAGCTGGAGAAGGCGCAGCAGCAAATGACTGAAAGCGAAAATCGCGTTCGCAAGCAGAATCGCCACATCTGTGAGCTATTCGACGATAACACAGCAATGCGCCAGCGCATCGCCGAGCTGGAGTCCCGCACCGTGAAGCTGCCACAACGTCTTCAACCCGGTGCTGATGGTTATGACGACTGGTACGTTCACAGTGACGATGATGGGGAATATCTCAAGGTTGATGATGTGCTGGCAATGCTAACCGCCGCTGGCATCAAGGTGGAGGCTGAGTGATGGCTATAGAAAACCCGAGTTCATGCCCGCACTGCGGCGGTGAGAATGGATTCCACACGAAAGAGGTTGTGGATTTCAAGCAGTTTTATGCTTGGGATGGCTCATTCCTTGAAGGACAGCACACCAGCGGCATTCGCGGCGGGAAAGCATTCTACTGCTGCGACTGCGGTCGGAATATAACATCGCGCATCAATAAGCCAGGAGCCAACCAATGACCAGCAAATTAACCAGAGCGCGCCTGGAAAAAATTAAATCATGGCGTGAAACCTACGGCGCCGGAAGCAACGTAATGCTGCCAGCTGAAGAAGCGGAAGAGCTGGCCTGCTTGGCGCTGGCCGCAATGGACAGCGAGCCGGTGATTGTTGTTGGCGATGATGGAGGGGATGCGCTTTCTTATCGCCGCCTTATCCAGTCCATTGAGCCTGGCACTAAGCTCTATCGCCACGCGCAGCCAGCGTCGGAACGTGAGCAGGTACGCATCGCGCATGCCGAGTGGTCGCAGGCAACTTTCGGCAATGTCGGCCCGGTTGGCCCGCTGAAGCACCTCAGCAAAGAAGCACTGGAAGCCGCTGAACAGCCCGGCGACCTGTCAGAATGGGCTGATATGCAGTTCCTGCTGTGGGACGCTCAGCGCCGGGCTGGCATCACTGATGATCAGATTACCCAGGCGATGATCGATAAACTGGCGGTAAACAAGCAGCGTTCATGGCCGGAGCCAAAAGACGGGGAACCAAGGCTGCACATCAAAGAACAACCTCGTAAAAAAGTAGACCGCTGTGATGTTTGTACTGAAGGGGCTCGCGGTGGGTGTGGAACATGTATTTTTAACGGTAATTTTGAATGAGGTGCTTATGACTTCTACAGACTTTATGGAAGAGAAAGAAGTATTCGAATTACTAGGAAAGAAAAAAACAGCTGTCTGGCGTTTACGCAAAGATCATGGTTTTCCGAACCCAGTTCTAACATACCCTACTCGCTACAGTAGAAAGGCAGTTACCCGCTGGATAGATGAAGGTGGGATAAATAAAAATCAGTAGTAAACTGAGTGCAACGCTTAACAGTGTTGCACTCATCTTCTCACTGATGCCAACCAGGCAAATCGTTATTAAATGCAGCGGCTTCAGGAAATATTCGAACAGCTGGAATAATATCATGAATAATCTTGTCGTTATAAAAATAGTCAAGAGTTTCATCAACCATCCAAGAATGATTTTCATCTATGCGTGGGACAAGGTAATGAATATTAAACCTAACAAGCTTTGACTCAAGCTTGAATGATTTCGTGGCTTCAAGATTTTTCTCACGTCGCTTGTCTGCAACATCCCTTTGTACATCAACATCCATTGCAATATGACCAACACCAACTCCATAATTGGAAATCTGCTTTTCAATTTCTGATAAGTTGTTTGTGATATGTCGAGAGCGTTTCTCAAAAGAAACCTCATTTATACACCTCCATGTTAACAAAGAGGCATATTTTATTTTTGAAATAAACCGAGGATCCCGCTCATCAGGCTGACCAAAAGCAAAAACATTAAAAAAATCATCGCTAAGAGCAGAGCCTTTGAGTAATCTTGCTAATTTAGTATGAAATGAGAGTGACCCATTGGCTTCAACTTCATTTCTAGCAGATTGTAACTTTGATGCTTTTACAAATCCAGTACCATAATCATCATCCCAGTGATAATCTTTCCCATAATAATTACTTAAATGATTTACAAGATAATTCTCTGGAGTGCTAATTACTTCAGATTTATATGTCACATCCATCCAAACGCTCATCCTTTTAGAATGGACGCGACCCTCTACTAGTTTAGCTCTGATGAAATGCGCATTTTCCTCTTGAACTGAATACGGCCCTTTCTGAAGCCTTTTACATTCAACAAAAAATTCACCACCGCCATCTAGACTACATTTGAAATCCGGGGTTTTTGCAATACCCTTACGCTCAGGAATAAATTCGACCTCGTAGCCTATTGCTGCATAGTTTCCTGCAAGAATCAATTCAAACATTGCAGTATCAGGATAAACGGTATTACTCTCAAGCATTCTTCGAGCACGCTCAACAGCGCCAGACACGTTATCCAGGAAATCAACACACTGACCGAGTTGGTACATCCAAGGAATTATATGCGATGCCATGGATATTTCAAATGCTCGTCTATTATCGATTAAAGACTTTGCTTGTGAGAAAAAACCAGCAACAACATCATCTCCATACCAACCTTTATCAAACTGAGCACCAAAATTAGTCTTCTTTGATGTTTCGTTAATATAATTAGTCTGAGCTTGCTCCAGGCGCTTAGAAAATTCGCGGGGATCAGTAGTAGTTTTGGCAAGCCATGTAATCGCTTTTATAACACTAACATTCCACTCAACACCAACATTCATATAATTCCCTCATATAAATTACGAAATAAAATGTACAATAAAACAAAAAACTAAGATTTATAATTTTTAACGTGCCATAAAATCTTTTCCGCATATAATTCATACGCTTCTTTCTGTTCAACCAACCAATCGTGTTTGTTATACACCGCCATCACTCCTCCCAACTCATGCCCCAGCATCTTTTCGGTGACGTGAGGCATAACCCCTTCCCCTGATAAATTCGTCACCAGCGAGCGCCTGAAGTCATGTGTTCGCCACTCTGGTATATCAATTTTATCCCTTAATTTTTTCATATAGAGATTTGCTGACGAGCGATCTATAGGCTTGTCCAGTTCCTGGCCAGGAAACAGAACATCATTTCCAGCATTGAGGAGCCGTTCAACAAAAGGTTTCACCTGGTCAAACACCGGGCGACGGATAACGTTACCCATCTTTGAATGTTCTGCTGGAGTCGTCCAGATAAGATCATCCATATTGAACTCACTGGCAGTAGCAAGGCGCAGCTCTGATAGCCTGGCTCCCCAAAGCAAAAGCAGCTGATGAAGCACCTTGTTGGAGGTAACGATCTTGTTGTTTTCAAGAGCTAACCAAATCTTAGCCAGCTCGGTATACGTCAGAACCCGGCTCCCCATATCAGGTTTTTTACCAATGGTCTTAACGCTAAGCTTCAGGACTTCGCACGATGGGATCAACTGGCGGCTGATACACCAGTTCATGACAGAACGTAGCTGTAGAAGAAGCACCCTGGCCTTTTTGCTGTTCTTCTTTTCCTGCTTATCAAAGAAACGCACCCATGCAGAAACAGGAATGTTAACTACCGGAGCGTCCGGGAATTCTGTGTACATCGTGTTGTACACAACTGACTTGTACAGCGTCTGAGTGTTCGGCTTCAGCGTTTCAACATACTTGCTCCACCACTGATCCAGGCACTCTTTTAGAGTCAGCTCGCCATCTTCTTTTGCAAAATAATTTTTCGGGTTTAGTCCCTTGAGGTACAATTCGCGCATCTCACCGACGACTACGCGCGCCTCCTTGAGAGACATAGCGGGATAGCGGCCAATGGAGAGGCGAACGGGCTTACCGTTCCAGCGATAACGAAACTGGAATGTGATCGTGCCTGTGGGAGTTATGCGTACACTCAGCCCGTCACCATCTGTGACCTCGGCTGCGCCACTGTATGGCTTAGCATTGATGCTACGGAGTTTGGTATCACTAAGGGCCAC